GCGCCCGCGCGCGCGGTAGACAGGAGCACCAAGCCCACAGTGCCTCACTGGCATAGTCTTGCACTGCAAGGGACATGGCCTCACAGAAGAAAGTCACGTGCGCGGGAGGGGAGGGGTGCATGGCTTAGCGTGGGTGTATATATATAGAGGCCACGCTCCCATGAGTTTTGGTACAAAAGGGGTTAAGATGTCCGTCCCCAGATGGAAGGTGGGGGGAGGATGAAAGAAGAGCTTGAGTATTTGCTGAGTCGGGTGGGGTTTGAGCCTCACCCGAACGAGCAGGCGACGATATTGGAAGCGGTCAATGAGCACCGCTTCTTTTTGGTTGCGGGGGGGGATCAGGCTGGGAAGTCGTTGGAGGCGAGCAAGGGGTTTTTGGCGAAGTGGTTCGAGGACATGAGCAAGTTTGAGGGGGAAGACCTGCTGTACTGGTTCGTGGCGGCGGATTATGAGCGGACGCGGGCTGAGTTTGACTATGCGTATGAGGACTTCGTGCATTTGTTTGGGGAGTCCAATGTGTATGTGACGAAGCGGGTGGACCCTGGGTATATTGAGGTGATGCCTAGGGAGTTGAGGAGGGGGAGGCAGCGCAAGGCTACTATAAGGATAGAGACGAAGAGTGCTAAGGACCCGCGAAGGTTGGCGATGCGGGCGCCGCACGGGATTGTGATTTGCGAAGCTAGCCAGGTGGATTTGAACACGTATGAGCGGTGTCAGGGGAGAGTGGCACCGACCCGCGGTTGGATTCACATGTCAGGGAGCTTTGAGTCGAGCCTGGGTTGGTATCCGCAGTTGTGGAGGGGGTGGCAGGCCCCTGGGAGACTGCAGCGCAGCTTTTCGCTGCCGACGTGGAGCAATCTGACGCTGTTTCCTGGGGGTAGGAATGACCCTGAGATATTGCGGTTGGAAAGGGAGAACTCCAGCCAGTGGTTCATGGAAAGGATGGCGGGCATCCCGATGCCGCCCAAGGGGCTGGTGTTTGATGAGTTCAGGCCCGATATCCACGTCAGGGAAGCTGCGTGGAACCCAGACAAGCAGGTGCAAATCTGGATTGACCCTGGATATGCCGGTGCGTTCGCGCTGGAGGCAGCCCAGGAGATAGATGGCCAGATGCGGGTGTTCGACGAGATTTATCAGCAAGGGCTCACTACAGAGCAGATAGCCGACATAGCTATCAACCTGCCGTGGTGGGGGAAGGCCCTGGAAGGCCCTGGGATTGTCGGGGTGGCGGACGTGGCGTCCCAGCAGCACCAGGCAATGGCAAGCGTCCAGGAGACGTGGCTGGATAAGACAGGCGTCTGGCTGGGCGGTCGGAAGGTGGATATCAATGAGGGGACCGAGCGCCTCAAGTCGTTCCTGAAGCCCGACCCGATTACCGGAGAGCCTAAGATTATCTTCGACCCGAAGTGTACGGGAATCCTATCTGAGTTCGGCAGCGTGGGCTCCCCCATAGACGGCCAGGAACGCGCCTATCGGTGGAGGATGGACCGCGAAGGCAATATCGTGGGCCACACGCCGGAAGATAAGAACAACCACGGGGTCAAAGCTGTCATCTACGGACTTGTAGACCGCTACGGCCTGGGGTACGTGGGCAGCGGCGCGAACGGGTCGAGACGGTCCAAGATTCCCGTGAAAAGATGGTGACCCTAGACCCTAGTAGCTGTTTCTGTATGGGGTATGGTCGTCCTCTGTAGCCCGTAGAATCCTAAGCGGTACACAGTATAAGGCAAAGCCTTGACTTTGGTACATAAATCCATGATAAACTCGCCCCAGGGTACATGAAACGCGAATTAATCGGCGTTTTGGTACACGGGGAAGGAATTAATGCCCCGTAAGGTACAGATTCAGCATATGGACCACCGGCTGGGGCCGATATGCATGGGTTCGCCCATGTTGGTTTGGGAAGACGGCCAGTTTAAGGAAAGACTCAGGACATGTCTAGAGTCCGGCCACCTGGATGAAGAATCGGGCGATGGACGGGCGATAATTCCAACCTCGTTGGGTAATCTCATATCTTATCGAGAAGGTGAAGATGGCCCGTAAACGCGATGCCGACGTAGCCCAGGAAATTACCAAGAAGGTGGAGCAGCACTTCACCGATACACAGCCCCTGCGCGACCGGATGGATGGCGATTATAAGCTGTTCGACCTGGGCGAGCACCTTCCCGACTCCCCCGAAGGCCACGAGCTAGAGAACGAAGGCTACCGTATCTACACGTCCAACGAGCCACGTACCTACGCCCAGAAGGTCATCTCCTGGATGGTGAGCGCGAAACTCATCGTCCGTATTCCTGTACACGACGAAGTCCGTCACGAACGCGACATCGACCAGATGAAGGAGAAGTTCATCCTCGGTGTCCTGAAGGCTGCCGACGACCGCCTAACGTGGCAGGCCCTACCCACGGTACGGGACCAGATGGCCTACTTCGCTGCGCTCAGGGGCTACGTGACGGGGCGGTGCCTGATAGCCAAACGGCCCGACGGCACCACCTACGTGGATATCACCCCGTGGGACTCCCGCCACGTCACCTGGTCTATGGGCGTGGACGGACTGGAGTGGATTTGCTACCGCATCAAGAAGCAGCGCACCGAAATCGAGGTTGAGTACGCCACGAAGCTGCCCCCGAAGAACCAGCCTGAGTCAGCAGTCGACTCGTGGGATGTCTACGACTACTACGACCGTACCGAGAACTGCGTGGTCACTGAAGGCGACCGCTTCCTGAAGAAGCCGACCCCGCACGGCGCAGACCGCGTCCCAGCATTCTTTGTCACCGTAGGCTCCGCGCCCCCGATTCAAAGCACGAAAGTCGATGATACCGCCGCGGACCACGGTGAGAGCGTCTACGAAGCGGCCCGTGGCGTGTATGCGGACCATAACTTCGTCATATCTACCTATCTGCAGCTTATGGCCCGCGCCCGCAAGCCTGGGAATAAGGTGTTCTCGGCAGATGGCAAGAAGGTACTGCAGCACGACCCCAGCATAGAAGGCGCTGATCTGTCCCTCCGTATAGGGCAGGAAGACGTGGTCCCGTTCTCCCTGACCGAGACGACCAAGGACGCCGATGTTGTCGCGTCGCTCATCTCAGGCGACCTTCAACGCGGCACCCTCCCCCATACGATATTCGGTGAGTTGCCCTTCCAACTGTCTGGATTCGCCATCAATACCCTGCGTCAAGGGATTGATACGATTATCCAGCCGCGCCTGAAGTCCCTGGAGCAGGCTTACCGGCAGATAGGGATGCTCCTGTCCAACCAGTATGCCACGGGAAGGTACGACTCCCTCGAAGTATCCGGCTACCTGGAATCCAACGGGCAGATGGAGTACTTCTCCCTGGAGATATCGCCCGATGTCATATCCCAGGCTTGCGACCCCGAATACAACCTGGCGGGCGACCTGCCTCAAGACGACCAGAGCGCGTTGGCGATGGCGCAGATGGCCCGCGAAGGCCCTGTCCCGCTCCTGCCTGACCTGTGGATACGGGACAACATGCTCAAGATTCAGGACGCCGACGAGGTGTCCGACATGATTCACGAGCAGATGGGCGAACGGGCTCTCCCCGAAGCTGGGCTTTACACCTTGCTCCAATCTCTGGAGAATAGGGGCAGGGGCGACCTGGCCCAGTTCTACTTCGCGGAGTTACTGAGCATCTTGGCCCAGAAGAAGGCACAGAGAGCCCAAATGGGACTACCTCCTACGGCGCAGCCGAACGGCGCAGGACCTGCCCCCTCTCCAGGCGGGAACGGCGTCGCCGGCCCGACTGCGCCGCCTCAAGTTGCCCCTAATGCGGTGCTGGGCGTTCCTCCTCCTTCCCCCACACCGCAGCAGGGGCCAATCAACGCTCCAGGGACACCACGTCCAGGGGCTCAGAGCGACGCAACCCGACTAGCCAACATTGGGCTCGTAGGCCCAGGAGGATAAACGATGGAGTTTTTTACGATATACGTCCCTAGAGAAGATGACACGCTAGGTGAGCGTGTCGAAGAGCACCGGATTACCAATGTCAGGCAACTCTTCGACCTGGCCAAAGAAGGGTTCATTTCCATTACCGAGCGGGACAAGTACCTGGCCGACTTCTACCGCTTCAACAACCCGGACGATCCTGAAGCGGACATACTAACCCGTGTGGGCATGGCTATAGACCTGATAGGGCAGGAAGACCTGTTCGGTGGTGCACAAGACCTCCTGACGGAAGGCGGAGGGACAGGGTATGACGAAGGGCAGGAAAACCCCCTTGGTCGCGAGATTGGGGTGGAGAAACAGGAAGAGCAAGACGCCTTTGGTATATTCCAGCGCTACATGCACAATGCCCCTCAGCTCGCTGGAATTAGCCCATCGCTTCGGGACTATGCTTCCAGCCGCTCCAGGGCTAGTGACGCCTACGCTCAGTGGAACCTGGCCTCCCTGGCCAAGGCTCCGCTTATACAGCAAGGCACGGCAACGCAGGATACGTTCGAGGACTGGCTGGGAGGTAGGAAGCCATGGGGAGCCCAGCCCACGGGAGTCGCGTCTGGAATAAATGTTCTCCAGGACTATCTCAATCTTATTAAATCAACCCCTGGGGAAATCGGAAATGCGCTTGGGGTCATTGCGGACCCTATCCGTGAAGAAGAAGGGTTGTTGTCGCAGATGCTTATGCAGGGGATTCTGAGCCGGCTAGCCCCATCCTTCCGAAGTGGAGGCCGCAAAGCTGCTGCAAAACAGTTCAGTCGTTACCAGGCGCTCAACCCAGACACGGGCCAGCTTGGCCTGATAAACTTCGCCAAACAGGCCGGATACATCCCTGACATACCTGATACCCTACGCTACGCTAGTCCTTAAAACGACTTCCTGGTGATACCGTTGGTGGTGTTGACGACGCGACGACAGGATAGGAGCGCCCTATGCCGATAAATCAGGAGAATCCCGCCCTTCGGGGCTTCTTGGATGTCCTTGAAGAGTATGTTCCAGGCGCGGTCTACGAGTCGTTCCGCCCGAAGACTGGCAGCCCTGCGTCCCAGCGCTTCTTCCAGACCTCGTTCAACGATATCTTCAACGAGTACACTGGCGGGCTCATCTCCCAGCTCAGTCAAGCCCAAAGCGATAATCCGCTGATAGTCACTGAAGGCGGCTCGTACCGCCGTCACCCTTCGCCCAAGAATCTTCAGGCCTTCCTCGAAGCCAACCCACAGCAGTCTTTCTCAGGGTTCCTGCAAGAC